GCTTTACCGTAAACGGTAGCGTCAGCTTGTGCTAGGGAGGCGGCCAATGCTAGGGCCATTACTAAAGCATATTTCTTCATGAAGTTTTTCCTTAAAATTAATTTTTGTGTTACTCACACTAGTTACTTAGCGGATTGTGATTCAGTCACTGTTATTTTACCACTAAATTGGCTGCTTCTGCATCAGTATAGGTGGATGGTATGAGATTGGCCTGCGGAATCACGCCCACGTACTCGCTGGGTATAGCAGTATCTTGTCCAATTCCTACTCCGTTTAGCACCAAGAGATTACGACCTTCTCTCAAGCAGGCCACCATGGCTTGTCCGCCTTGTGTGGCAAGATCAGCCACTGTTTCAATGAACTGTGCCGGACCATTGGCTTCTGTGTTGATTCCGTAGCCCGGAAGACTTTGCACAAAACTCATGATCGGTCCGCGACCCGATGCATCAAGATTGGGAATGTCTATGCTGGCCAACGCAAGATTGGTATTTTCGGAAACCAATTTTGCTGCCATTGTGTTGAAGTTAGAATTCAAAACGCCTGATTGTGTGGGATACGATATGGATATGTTAGAAACCTGCGAGGTAGCATTGGCTATCAGTTGTTGCAGTGCGGAATCAGCATCGGCATACGTTCCGGCACCTGTGCCTGCGGGAATAATCACTGGTCCAGCAACAGCATTACCGTATACTCCGTTGACAGTATTTTGCATTCTGCCATAGGTGTCGGTCAACCCGGCCAGGAATCCTGCACTGGTCATACTGTTGATTGTAACAGTGGTGTTGCCCAGTACACTGGTGTAGTTGACTCCGACCGCAGCACCGAGAAGATCAGTGATTACCAGCGTCCCGTCAGGTCCGGTACCAGTGGCATATGAACTGGAATAGAATGCAGCCACACTGGCAGGCACAGCCTGTTCTAGTGCAGATATAGATGGCAGATCTCTAGTGGTCTGCATGTCAACAAATGCTGCGGCCAGTTGAGGCAGCACAAGATTGTTTATATTTTTTATTTGTTGTAGACTAACTTGCATGGCCTTGCAGGCCAGAGCTTGGTCTGCTGGTATAATTCTAGCCAGTCTTTCGTAGCTGATTATATTCAGAGTTCCCAGGGTCATCACATATCTTGGCAAGTAAATCAACAATTTTGAATTCACTGTGCCTTGTGTGTTATCGTAGATGGCTCGCAACACTGATGTGGTGTCTTGATTGTAGGTACGAACAGTGAGACTGGTAATGCTGTTGGGGAATATTTTTGCAGGATTCAAAAGGTCTGCCATGGTGTTTATATTCTTGGTAGTCACACCAAAAATAGCCAACACCTGTTCTAGATCAGTGCCTGTGACATTAAGCATGCCCAGGTATGCTAGATGTTGCACACTATCACTCACATTGTCATTGGGGTTGGTAAGATTACCAATGCTGGCTTCGTCAAGTCCGGCTTGAATCAGGATAGATCGAATGTTTGCTGTGAGATTGGTCAGTGTGAGCAATTGCCGTAGCAGTGCTGCCGGGGAACCAAAATTGCCAAGATTGTCAAGATCAATCAATTGTCCCAGTGCTGCCAGGTCTAGACCAAATGTTCTCATGGCCAAAGTGGTGTCGCTGAGATTGCCAGTGACAAGACTGTTCATTGTGGTAAACGTTGAACCAAGATAGGTCTGACTGTTTACACTGGTGTTGATAAATTCATTGGCAGTGGTCACATAACCTTGTGCTGCGCCAAACACCTGTGCAAAAACAGCAACGCTACCATTGCCAAGATAGCTGGTTCCTTGAGCAGTAATTATACCAGTGAATCCAGATGTGGTATTTGTGCCCAGAGCCGCATACGCAACAGGTGTATTGTCAGCTAGTGCAGGCACAGTGTTTGCACAAAATGTAAACATGCTGGTCAGGGTGTTTCCACTGATGTTTGCTGCGGCACTGTTGCCCACAGTATTAAAAAATGGTGTCAGTAGCGATGTGCTGGTGTAGGCTGTTACCGCAGCGGTCCAGGTGTTGGCAATGGCCACACCACCGTTGTTGCTCAACGTGGCTCCGGCAATCATCTGTAATGGTGTTAATATACTAGCCATTATGCTGAAAACACATTGTCACTGCCTTGAGCAACTGATGTGCAGCTGGCCAAGGGATCGCCTACTCTGGCCGCAGGTATACCATTTATAAAAACCGTGCGACTGCCCTGTGCAATTGGTGCAACGTGGCCACGACAAGGATTGCCTGGACGTAGATGCACCGTGCTAGTGTCCCCTACTCGGGCTGCTGGTCGATTGTTGATAAACACATCTTCACTGCCAACGGCAATGGTGTATCCACTACAATGTGTAACTCCTCGGTCACCTTTTCTCGCCGCTGCGGGCATGTTCAATCTCCATAAGTTTTAAAAATCGACCGTGCCATTGTTCAATTTCGTGATGTTCCTCACTGGTGTGTGGTTCAGGCGGGATTTCAGGCAAAAATTCTATCACATGGTCTAGGGCGGTTAACCCATTATCAATTTCTTTTCCGGCACTCGGATACCAGTTAATGCCTCAATGTACTTCATCTTGACTGCATCATCTGTCAATGCGTAAATGGCCACGTTGTTGATGTTTAGTTTGACTGGCTCATCTGCATCAGCGGTAAACATGCTGGGCACTAGTCCCAGCCCCTGAGGTCCTGGTGCTACGCTGACCGGTGCACTGATTTCCAGCCAGTCTCCGTCGGCTCGTGTTAGTTTGGCAATGAGTTCTTCACCTGAGTTTAATTTAAAAGTCACTGTGCTGCCTTCGAGATGTTTCATTCTGTTAATTTCTTTCTAAGTTCTGTAAATCCACCCACAAGTTCTTCATCCAGGAAGATCTGTGGTAATGTTCGAGCATTTGGTACTACTTCTAGTAGTTGTTCACGTGTCCAGTCCAGGCTCACGTTGCGTTCTTCATATTCAATGCCTCGAGATTCCAACAACGTTTTTGCTTGAACGCAGAAAGGACAGAAATCTTTTGACCATACAATTGCTTTCATTTGTTTCCTTATAGTTCTGGTAGTAGATCGTAGTCCAGCTGATCGCTCATGACTCCAATAACATAGTTAGTGCTTTCAGACTCTTGCAGTGCAGTTTGTTTGTTTGATGTGTTCACATGTTTGTTGAACCAAGGAATAGGTGTCGAGCGAGGTGCAGATTCCTGATACTTGATACCAATCTCCTTGAGTGCGCCCACGGCTGTGTAGTCCACAAAGTCTTTGAGAATGTTGGCATTGAGACCAATCACAGGTCCCTTGTTGAACAGGTAGTCAGCCCATGACTTTTCTTCACGGATCACGTCCAGATACAACTCATACACTTCGGCTTCGCACTCGATCTTGGCAGCAGCAAATCGTGGATCTTCTTTGACCACTTGATTGATCATGTAAGCAGTCCACTCCTTGTGCAAGATTTCGTCTTGCAAGATCAAGCTAATGATGTTGCCATTGCCCATGAAGATCTTGTTTTCTACCATGGCCAGGCTGGTGGCAAATGATACCATGAATCTGAATGCTTCTAGTGCATAGCTGGCATGCAGGGCCATGTAGATTGCTCTCACATGTTCTACTTCTTCCACAGGTTGGCCTAGTTCTTTGGCACAGTTGATTCTGTGCAGGTCATCATAGTATTTGCCCACGCTTGATGCCATGTCAATGATCTGCTGTGTGTCATGGATGGTGTTGAACACATCCTTGGGCACGTTGTAGATGTTGCGAATGATGTGACTGTAGCTCTTTGAATGAATGTTGGTTTCAAAGAATGTCCAGTTGTAGATCAAGGCTTCTAGTTCTGGCAATGATACCACAGGCATAAAGATCTGACTGGGCCCACGACCTTGTAAACTGTCCAATGCTGTTTGACGTAGTAGGTTGCTGGTAAAGATATGACGTACTGTTTCGCTGGCATCCTTGAAGTCGTTTGAGTCTTTGGTGAGGCTGACTTCTTCTGGTTGCCAAAAGAATCCACGTGCCGTGGCTTCATAGTCTGCAATCTTTTTGTACTTGACTTCTTCAAAGCGTTGAATGGTCACAGGACCAGCCGGGTCCAGAAACATCTTGCGATTGAGATAGTCTGTTCGTGTTGCTAGATTGTATTGTTGTTTTGACATTTTAATAATTCTCTGTTAGTCATTTTTTTCTTCAATGGTGTAAAACCAATCATTTCCTGCGGTCCACTTGCGTGTGCCATCCACTGTGAATATCGTCTGTGCGGCTTTGAAGTCTGGGAATTTAACTGTTCCTGAAATCAAACTTTGATCGTACCATAGGCATCGATTGTTGGGCTGGCAAGCAAACTGTCCATTTTCCAGTCGAATAAAGTTAAAGCTCTTGTGTTCTTCAGCAACTTCGGTAAAGCCTGTGTCCACATCCATGCCGTCGGCACAAAAGTCCACGGTAAAC